ATGGGTAAGGCCATGGGCTCAAACGCACGGGCCTATCCAATGGGCGGCATGGCACGCTACCGCAACGTCCCGATGACGGAGCCGGTGCCGCGTCATCGTGTGGGGTTGGTCGCCGATAGCGTGGCCCTCCTGGAAAATCGTTCCATCCACCAGAGTTATGTTTTTGACGCGGAAGACCGCGAACGAGTGCTGATTGATGGCATCAACAACGCCAAGATCGGAAATCGCGTCACCAAAGGCCCGTGGAGGGGGATGCGAATTTTTACCCTGGCACTTGAAGAACGCGCAACCTGTCCGGCGTCATGTTCTCTGCTTCGGGAATGCTACGGAAACGGAATGCCTGTCGCGGTTCGGTTCCGGCATACACCTTCTCTCATGGCGCGGCTGGACGAAGAATTAGCTGTGCTTGACGATAAGTATCAGAACGGCTTTGTCGTTCGTCTCCATGTGTTGGGTGATTTCCCCACCGCGCTTTATGTTCGGCATTGGGAAGTCTGGTCTGATGAATTTCCGGCGCTTCATGTCTGGGGCTATACGGCACATCCGCGCGATAGCGAAATAGGCCGCTTGATCGCTGGCATGAATGACCACAGGCCAGACCGCTGGTCGATTCGTTTCAGTGTGCCTACAGATGTCAGGTGGTCGCCCATGCAAGCCGCCACGATCTGGACGCCGGAAGAAATGCACACGCCGCTTGACGCATTGGTGTGCCCACAAGAGTTAGGAAAGACGCAGACCTGCGGGACATGCGCGCTTTGCTGGTCTCCGGCAATGAAAGATACACGGATTCTGTTTCTTGGACACGGCGGCAGGGGGCACAAGAAATGATAACCATCCCAGACATTCAGTTCGCCGTGGCGAGTGAGTTCAGCGTCTCCATGGCAGACATGGTGGAACGCCAACGTTCGGCGCGTATCGCGAGGCCGCGTCAGGTCGCGATGTATTTGTCTCGTCTTCTGACGGGACAAAAGTTCGTGGCGATAGCCTCGCATTTCGGTGACCGGCATCACACAACGATCATCCACGCGATCAACCGTGTTGGCTGGTTTATTGAAGAAGACATGACATTCGCGAGCATCGTCGCCGGTCTTGAATACCGGCTTCGCGGTATGCGTGACGCCTGACCAAAACCGAAGCCGCCCGGTCGCGCGGCACATGAGAAGGAATGAGATGATGACCAAACCATTGACCGTGACTTTCAATATCGACCAGCCAGACAACATTCTGGAACGTGGCGCCGTGCTGACCGATACCGCTAAGGCCGTCGAAGCCTTCAAGACCTCGATGGAAGGGGCCAAGCATAAGCTGACGGTGACGACGACCGAGGGCGAGCCGGAGGTGAAAACGCGCAAGCCGCGCACCGTTCATCCGGTGGCCGACGCTCCGGCGCAACCGCCCGTCGTGAAGCCGCGTTCGTTGCATGGCGATGCTGATACGAAAGTCGCCTGAACACACCGCCCGCGCCTCTCGCGCGGGTCATGGAGGGAAAGAGAATGGCCAGCCCCGGTTCACTCACCGCGCGGATCGTCGCGGAAGGCGGCACGGTAACGCAAGGTTTCCTTGTGCCGATCGATCATATCCACGTCGAACCGGGGTTCAACCTTCGAATCCCCGGTCCTGACCTGGATGCCCATATCCGCTGGCTCGCGGATCAGATCAAGCGCGTTGGGTTCGACAGCACGCAACCCCTGGCCGTGATCCGGCATCCCGAACTGGATGGTCATGTCATCATCCGCAAGGGGCATTGCCGATACCAGGGCGCCGTTCTGGCCAGGAAAGAGGGGCGCGAAATCGTCGCGCTACCCTGTCTGCCGGAACCGCGCGGCAGCAACGAGGTCATCCAGACCTACCAACTCGGGACCTCGAACAGTGGACTTGGGTTGAACTATCTGGAATACGCTGCCGCCGTGATGCGGTTGCGATCTTATGGCGAGAAAGACGATCAAATCGTCGCGGGTTTCGGCAAGAACAAGGAATGGTTGGCTCGGGTTCTCGATCTGAACGAAGCGCCCGTCGCCGTTCGTGAACTGGTGCAACAGGGCAAGGTCACGCAAACCGATGCCTTGATCGTCCACAAACGAGAGAAAGCCAACGCGCCGACCGTGTTGCGCGCCGCGGTTGAACGCGCCAACGCCAGGAACAAGAAGCGGGCCACCGGCCAGGACATCAAAGCCGTCACCGAACGCCCCGCACCGCCCCGCACCGATCCGCCATCCCAGAAACCGGACCTCGCGGCTGATGCGGACTCTGTTATTCGCGCATACAGAAACGCCGGTCCTCTCAGCCTTGATATCCCGCACGCGCTCGCCGCCGCCCTGGCCAAGCTGGCCGATCATTTTCCGCCGCCAACAGAACCTCAACTTCAACTCACAGAGGAAGTCGCCGCATGATCTCGACATTCTGCCGCGCCGATAGGCTCGCACTCGCTACCTTGTTCCAGAGCAAGGAGGAAACCAGATACTATCTGAATGGGGTGTTTATCCAGGCCGCAGGCAATGATGGCGTCAATCTGGTGACAACGGACGGCCATCGCATGGCTGTGTTTCATGATGGCGCGGGCCTGACAGGAGCGCCGTGCATCGTGCCGCTTCCAAAGATTGCCATTGACATCGTTCGGAAGCGCAAAACTCGGGAGTTCTGCTGGTTCGGCATCGTTTGCGAACACACCGGGACGGGACGCCATGAATGCCGCATTTTCGATACGACCGATCAGGCATCCGAACTCGATGAGGTCCGGGAACGGATGCTGGACCCAAAAGACCGAGGTATCATCTGGAATGGCGCGATTGATCTGATTGACGGCACCTATCCAGAATGGGCCAGGGTTGTGCCGAAACAGATTCCGAAAAATGGGGCGTCGTGCCATTTCAATGGTAAACTGTTCGCGGACTTCACGGCGGTTGCCAAGGATCGAAATGACGTTCCGAGCGTCATGGTTTACACCAATGGTAACGAGCCGTCTCTCGTTACCTGCGGGCGAGACGATTTCGTCGGCGTTCTAATGCCGATGCAAGGCGATGAACGAGCGCTTCGCGAGGATATGCGAGGGTGTTTTACGCCATCGTGGTTGCATCCGTGATTAGCATCCGACGCTTGAGGCGGCGCGGCAGAAACGAGAAAGTCGCATGACCACCACCCTCATCTCCAAATACGACACCCGCCCGCCGGACCGCACCACGCGATGGTGGCGCGTGCTGCACCGCCTTGATGACATGCGGCACAGGCGCAAACAACTGGCCCGCGACCTAGCCAGGCTGGATCGGGCCATCGCGGAGAAAGAGGCGGAACTGAGCGCGCTGGTTTTGAAGGAGTAAATGGGATGGCGGACAACAAACAGGCCCAGGTCGCGGATCAATGCCGATGCGTCGCGGGCCTTTGCCGCGCCATCGCGGCAGTTCATCAGGATTACGCCACTCTGTTCAATGAGGGCCGCATGGAAGACGTCGCTGACCAGATAGGCAATCGAACCGCCGCGCTCATGGAGGAACTGGGCAACATCCTGAACGGCATGGACGCGGTTGACGGCGCCGACGAATGGATGGACCCGATTTTCGCCGAGGCGCACAGAATGTTTCCGCAATCATCATGACCTTGCACCTGACAACCTGCCACAACGCCCATCCCTTCCCATGCGATTCGGAGATCAAGGAACTGGCGCGGCGTCTGGCCCATGGCAGGAGGATCGACTCCGCCGATGGTCCGTTTTTCGTTCCGTTCATCGTTCAGAGTGGTTCCCGTGACGCCGGGGTCGTGGTGGCGGTGTTGGGGAGGGCGGTGGGGCGGTGACGGGCACCAAAAAAGACAGCGGCTACGACCGCGATCCCGACGACTGGTATGTTGAAAATGAAGCCTGCGTTCGCTCGTTATTCGACGCCATGCCGTGGTTCCGCGCGAATGGCGCCCATGATCCTTGCTGTGGTGGCGGCAACATTCCGCACGTCGCCGCGAAAATGGGTATAGCGGTCAGCGGTGCCGATAAGGTTGATCGCTGCAACGGCGGCTTCCCTGTCCGGGAGTTCCTGTCCGACAACACGCGGCGCAAAGCAATCGTAACCAATCCACCATTCGGTATCGCCATCGAGATCGTCAAACACGCGTTGGATGTTGTTGATGACGGCGGCTATGTCGCGATCATCGGTCAGGCGAAGTTTCTGTTCTCTCAGGCACGGCATCCATTGTTCATGCGGCGTGAGATGGATCGTGTACTGGTGTTGTCGAAGCGGCCTTCCATGCCGCCAGGGAAATTGCTGGCGGAGAAGGGAGAGGAGGTGCGTGGAAATGGCTTCCACGACTTTTGCTGGTTCGTTTGGCGGGTTGGTAAAACATCGCCGGGCGCTGCGATTTCGTGGCTCCCATGACGGGACGCGGCGGATGAGCGTGCGGGTCGAACGGATCGGGGATGCGACGCTGTATCTGGGGGATGCTGCCGAGGTTATTCCCATCTTGCCGATGATCGAACTCGTCATCACCGATCCCCCATTCAGTAGCGGCGCTCGCACCGACAGCGAGCGGCAGGTGCGCGGTGCCATGCTGCGATCCATGGAAGATGCCGATTGGTTCAGCCACGACGCGATGACCACCTGGGGATTTACGTGGTTCCTGCGTTCGGCGTTTTCAGCGCTGCGTCAGCGTATGATTCCAGGCGCGCACGCCTATGTGTTCATTGACTGGCGACAAACGCCAACCGTGTATGGGCTGATGGAAGCGACGGGCTTTCGGGTGAACCATTGTCTTGTCTGGGCTAAGCCGCATTTTGGCATGGGTTCCTATTGGCGCAATCAGCACGAAAACATCGTGTTCGCCAGCAACGGAATGCCGAACGACATGCTTGATCGAGGTATGGGTAGCGTACTGCGTCACCCAGCGGTTTCGCCTGATGCTCGCGTTCACCCAACCGAAAAGCCCGTTGGATTGCTTGAAGCAATCATCACCGCCGTTCCTGGTGCGGTCGTTTTTGATCCGTTCATGGGAAGCGGCAGTGCGGCCGCGGCTGCGTTACTCTGTGGCCGATCATTCATCGGGTGCGAGATCAATCCACATCATTTCGATGTCGCTTGTCAACGCGCTGAAGCAGCTCGGCGTGCCGGGCCACGTATGCAATGGATGGCGCAGCCACCCGAAGACCAACGCATCGCTGATCTTTTCGCGGAACCGGAAACCTAGCGGCCTCTTCGCCCACCTCACCTGACCCGCCGCCGGGGTTGACAGGCCCAAGCCACCATGATACCACCAGCGTCATGAACGCCATGACGATCCGTTTCGATGACGCCGACATGAAGGAACTCGACTGGCTCGCCCGGCAGTTGAACGGCGATAAGCCGCGCGGGCTGTCTTACAACGAGGTGTTGCGGATCGCGTTGCGGAATGAGGTCAAGCGAGTGATGGCGGGTGGGGTGAAGAAAGCGAGGAAGGTGAAGCAATGACACAAACATTCCCTACCGAAGTGGCATGGGCATTCTTCATGACACACCACGCGGACATTCGCGCCTGTTGCGAACGATTCCTTCCGGTGCCGGAGTTCCAAATCCCGAACACCCGCGTTGTGTTGGTCGCTCCAGACGGATCAGAAATGGTCACCGAGCGAAGGGCGGCGATGTCACTGCCTGTCACAAATCTGATTTCTGATTTCGACGCGGCGGTGCGGGCTAAGGACGCCGCGCGATTGACCCGTATCATGAACGACGCCTGGATAAGGGCGCCGGAAAGCCGAAGGGTCTACGACATACCAGGGTTCTCCGCGATGTGCGATTTGTTGGATGGCACCGTGGATGGATTCTTTGATCCTGGCGGTGAGTGCGATGAATGATGGCGGCGATGTGGGTTCGCGGGGGAAGGGGAGGCGGGGGTGAGTGACGACAGCGGTTCACTATCTATAATTACCAGGGTGAGCGCTATTTCTCATGGATTATCAAGATTCTTTACCGGAAAACCATGCAAACGGCATCATGTTGCTGAACGATTTGTCATAGGCGGTGACTGTGTATTATGCAGACCTATCCGAGCTGCCGAATGGGAAGAACAAAACCCAGGTGCGCGACGTGCAAACCTAAAAAACTGGCAAAAAGCGTTCCCCGAACGTCAACTGCAAGCTACTCTGAGATGGCGTGAAGCCAACAGAGACAAAGTCTTGGCCACAAGCGCCGCATACAAGGTAGCAAATGCTGAAAGTATTGCGGCTAAAAAATATACCCGTTGCCGGACGAATGAATACCGCATCATGAACCGAGACGCACAAAGAGTCAGGCGCGCGAACACAGAAAAAAGAGAAAATGATAAGTTGGTCTTACGCAACTGGCGAAGCAGACCTGAGGTGGCGGAGCATCTAAGAAAAGCCGCCTCCGTATGGCAGAAAAATAACCCCGATAAAGTAAGGACCATCAATCGCAATAGTAAAGCCCGGCGCAAAAAGGCGGAAGGACGCCATACAGCACAAGATATTGCGAACATTTATCAGTTGCAGAGGGGTAAATGCGCGATATGTAAAAGTGCATTAAATGGAAAATACCACGTCGATCATATTGTGGCGCTAAAAAACGGAGGCTCGAATTGGCCTCGCAATCTTCAATGCCTTTGTCCACCGTGCAATCTGAGAAAGTCTGACAAACATCCTGTAGTTTTTGCTCAAGAAAGAGGATTGCTCCTGTGAGTTTCTGGTTCCTCGCAACACCATATTCCCGTTTTCCCGACGGCATTGAGGCGGCTTTCAATTTAGCGGTCGAAGCGCGCGGCCTTTTGCTCAAGGCCGGAGTCCCGGTGTTCAGTCCCATTATTCATTCTCATCCGGTCGCGGTTCGATGCGGCATTGATCCTCTCGATCATTCAATTTGGCTTCCAAGCGAGGCGCCGATTCTTCGAAGTGCGATTGGATTGATAATGCTGCGTGCGGAATCCTGGGGAATCAGTTACGGGATGAACCATGAGAAAAAGACATTTGAAGCGGCTGGAAAACCCGTAATCTGGATGGATGTAGGAGTCGTACCGGAGTATTTCACGGCTAAGAGGATAGCCGCACCGTTAGACCCCCAATCCCCTCTCATCGAATTTCTGGACAAATGCGCCGCTCTTGGTAATGCGCCACGAGAAGATCGCATCCGATCCGCCGTGAATGATTTGCGGGAGTTATATCCGCTTCTCACGGCATGGTTAGGTTATGGGAAGACGGAGGGGGTTCTCCATCCATGTGATGATGGGATTCCATGGGGTCATCATCCCGGCGGTGGGGAGTGGGTCCCTATCAACAAGACGCCACTTCTCGCCGCTGGACTGGGACCGGCACCTTTTTATGCCATGATCGGCGGGGTGTTTACGTATGTCGTGCATGAAGCGCCAGCGACTCCCTCTATTTCTGATGCCTGATTTGGACGCCACTAAACCGTGGATACAAAACAGTCCTGAGCAGCGCCTGTCTGTAGCAACCTATCGTTTATTGAAACGAACGCTTCTCTCACCAAAATACATAACCGCGATCCATGACAGCGACGGCGGAGGCCGTAGCGATCTCCAAAGAATCAGGGATGCGAACAGAGGTATCACAACGGGTCAGTTGGATTTTGATGTGGTGCAAGGGGTAACGGTGGAATTGAGAGATGGCACCTCCGTTGTTCGCGCCCTCTGCCGGAAGCTGGAACTGAAACGCGGTAAAAACACATTATCCCCACGCCAGAAAATAACTGTAAGTGTGCTAACGGCATGTGGTGCTCCTCCAATCATCGCATGGACATTGGCCGAAGTGCATGATGGATTGAAAGCCGCCGGATTCAGATTTGGGAATAATGTGGGATACGTGCTGCCACATTTAGAAGAGGAACTGGGAGAATGGGATCGAAAAGCAGAGGCTATTTTAAGTGGGGAAATCATTCAGAAAAGACAGTATGCTGGCGGTCGGCCCAAGGAACGAACAAAACCTGGGCTGACGTGGAAATTGTGATGGGCGGGGGTTGACATGGTGCGAGAGTGGTGTATATCTGCCTCATGGTTGGTCAAGTGAGTAGTACCGCACGAGAGAGTGAACGTCAGTCTGTGACGTTCACCAGTCCACAAATGGCCTTTCTGAAAAAGGAAGCCAAGAAATTGGGCGTTTCCGTGGGGGAGCTTATTCGACGCATCGTGGATCAGTTCAGAGGGGCATGAAGTGGCCTACCGCCGAGAAGGAGGTATATACTGCATTCGACATACGGACGGTCGTTCTTATGTTGGGTCGGCAGTTTCCTTTACCCGTAGATGGTACTCTCATCGCCGTGAACTTAATCGCGGCACTCATCATTCTAAAAAACTACAACACGCCTGGACAAAATATGGTTCTGAAGCGTTTTCATTCATTATTTTAGAGGCGGTGGAAGATCGTGCTAACCTTCTGGTCCGTGAACAATTTTGGATTGACCATCTGAAATCTGCCAGCCGCAGCGGCCTGAATATGTGTCCAAATTCTCGTAGCCAACTTGGTATGCGACATTCGGAAGACGCCAAGCGACGGATAGGGGAAAAAGGTCTCGGTCGAAAAATGAGCGCGGAAAGCAGGCGAAAATTAAGTGATAGCAAAAAAGGTATAAGACCAAGCGCCGCGACAATTGAAAAAATGAGAATCCGAATGTTAGGTCACATTCGGTCTCCTGAATCCCGCGCAAAGGGGGCGGCCTCTAACCGGGGCCGCATCACGCCGCCAGAGGTGCGCGCTAAACAGAGCGCGGCCAAGATCGGGAAGAAAGCAACTCCAGAGCATCGTGAAAATGTCAGACGTGCCCGATTGGGTGTCGGTCTTTCCGAGGCGGCAAAAAAGAAACTTAGCTTGGCTAACAAAGGCCGAGTTCATACAGCGGAAGCGCGTGCGAAAATTAGCGCCGGAAAGATCGGAAAGCCACGTAGCGCAGAAGCCAGGGCTAAA